GAAAATTCCATAATAAAATCTATTAGATCTAAAGATTCGTTTCGAATAAAATTACGTAGTCCTCCTTTTATCATAGGCAACAAATATCCTTTGCAATCACAAAACTTATCTTGAGGTATATTATCAATCCATTTTTGGGAATTAACTTCTCCTTTTAATAATTGATCTACTATCCAGAAATTTCCAAAACCGTGACTTCCAATAGGAGTAGATACTTTTGGTTTGTAATTAATTCCAGAACCGCAAAGACGGAACAAGTAACATAAAACAATAAAGTCCTGAGCTTGTATTTTTTCAGATGCATTATTGAAATATACACCATTGCCTTTAGGATCTTTTTCTCCTAAATAAAGTGCTTCTAATAAAGATGAGAAAGAAGCGTATTTTCTATGAACAACATCGTATATTGGAACATTCCAAACAAGCTCATCATTAACTTCTTCTTCAGTAAAAGAACCTCCTTCATATTTCAGAGATTGCATCATCTGAGCTTTAGAATAGTAATCCAGAAACGCTTGTATCATTTGTTATATTATTAGTGTAAAATTTAGGTCTGATGTGAACTGATTGTTTAGGTTCCATAACTTCTTTTTGAAAGAAATTAATATCGTTATACCAAAGTTTAGGCCATTCATTTACTTCAAGACCAGAAGATAGCAATTCGTTATTAAATAACTCTACTAATTTAGATCTTAATTCTCTAGAACCATAAAATGGTTTTCCTTTGTACAAACCTGTTCCAGGCATTTTTCTATCTTCATTTTCAATAGGTAATAAGCAACTTACTTTGGCTTTGTTTTCTTTAGCTAAAGCAATGTATCTTCTAACAAGATCTATAGTTCCTTGCTCTGGGTTTGCTAGTCTACATAAATGAAACCTAATATCTATATTACCAAAGTAGTAGTAGTCAGCTTTCTTAGGGTTTTTTAAGAAACCGTATAATGTTTTACCGTCATTTCTTTCTATGTTGTAATTACTTCCAGGATAAACAGAAATAGAATGACTATCACCAATTAACAATTTAGGTTTATCAAGTATTTCAAATTTTTCAATAATAGAATTAAATTCGTATGCATTGATTTTTCTTTTTTCTAAAAAATCTTTCATTTGAAAACCATCTATTTGAAAAAGATTTCCTTTGTATTGAATCAATTTTTCTATTCTTTGATAGACTTGATCTGAAATTCCACCAATAACATTAAACGAACCGGCTTTAAAATTTACACCGTGATTTATGATTAACACCTCGTAATTATTCCAATTGTCTTTTTCAGTTAGTATTTCAGCATCATCACTGATTAACTTTCTAACAACCTCGTTCCATCCGGCAGAATGCGAGTTAAGAGATTTTGCCGGGTTATTTAAAATACCAATTATTCCTATTTTCATTTTTCGTAAATGTTATTTAATGAAGCCAAGTAAGCAACTGCATCTAATAAGTTATCTTCTTTGTGATTGTAACTTTCTCTAGATAATTTTAAAGCTATCATTGATTTATACATAAAATCAGGTGTTACGTCTAATCCTGTCATTCCTGATAAAATCATTGCGGCTCTAGTCATTCCTTCTTCAAAAGGACCGTACTGTCTTGTTTTTTCTTCGTTTCTTTCGAAAACAATTTCATCTGCTTTTTTTAAAATGTTCATTTGATTTTTAGTTTAGATTTTTTCTTCTCTTATTTCTATTTTAAATAGTTCTTTAAGTATCTCAATTTCAGAGTCTTTAAAGTTAGTGGTTCCTTGTTCTCTTAGACAATAGTTACTTTGCTCAATACCTAATTTGTAAGCAAGGTATTCTTGTCCATAACCGTAAAACAAACGGTAGCACTTGACTGATTTGTAAAACGGTATCATTAGTCCCAACCCTCCCCTTTAAAGTCATCAGCATCTTCTTCTTTCGCACATTCGTAGCAAAGACCTATCTCATCTTCAAATAGTTCTTCAACATCGCTATCATCCCAATCGCGATAAACTATATTAGTTCTTTTTATATCTGCAACTCTTTCTTCAATCAAGTCTGAATCGCAATAACGGCAGTAGTCACTCATTTTATTTTTAGTTTTAGGTTTATTTTAATTTTGATTTTCTTTTTGTTTCAAGTTCTTTTTGTTTTGTAATATGCTCAACAAACTTAGTAAAAAATTTGATAGGTTTAGCATAACCTATCGCGTTCATCAATTCGCAGATTCTTTCAACTGTTGCCGCGTAGGCTTTGTCGCACTCGATTTGCCACGTTGCCTGCTTGATTCCGTGCATTACGGTAGCGTGATCCTTTCCGTAGTGTTTGCCTATTGATTCGAATGATTGAAAATAACAAGGACGGATAAGAAAGAAAATGATTTGTCTTGCCGTTACTATCTCGCGTCTTCTCGTTGGAGTGTAAAGCATTTGCGATTGAATACCTACAACGCTACATACAACGTCTTCGAGTGCTGACCAAAACACCTCACGTTCGTTCTCGAGTTCCTGCTGCTGTTTAATCTGTTCCATACTCAAACGTTCGTGTTTTGGTGTAAGCATTGTCCAAAGTGTTTCGAATCGTTCCATATGTGCAAAAGGAATCATATCTACTATTTGCTGTCTAATTTGTTCGTTAGTCATTTTCTTCGTTGATTAAAATTGTAGGTGTAAAAGTGCTAAATACTTCTTCTCTTGATAATCCAGTATGAAGGCAAATGTTGTTGAAGTCTTTGATTCTCATTCGCTCTGGATGCGTAACATAAAGTCTTGCTGTTGGATCACTTATTCGCAACACGTTCTTAAAATTTTGCATAGTCTTAAAATTAATTTTGACTAGTCTACCAAATGGTGTTGAATAGATTTGTTTATTCATAAGTTAAAAAATTTTTTTACTAATCGTTGAATGAATGATAATTTGTTATTGTTAAAGAAAACTTTAGGTGCAGTGTTCCTTATAAAGCTTGAATTGTTAAAATAATCATTGTTAGATTTTGAAACAGGCTTTACTGCTTTTTGCTTTGGAACACAAAATAATGTAGGTTGCTTAACAAACTTTTTATTAATTCTTTTTATGTTATACTCGTTCTTTTTTTCTGCAAAAAGCAAATATCTTTCCATATGAACACGCTCTACAGCTCTATATTGTCCGTTTTTTTCTTTCCAGTAAAAACCTGCCTCTCTTAATGGAGCGCTGTAGCCATTACAAGTATTCATATTTTTCAAAGCCAAAGAAGGAGAAACACCTTCGTTTACTAGTTTGCAAAACTCACGAACTCTTTCAATGTTAAATTTCTTTTTAGTTTTCATTTTACTTAGTTTTAGATTTTTTATAGTTAATTTAAAACGGCATGTCGTCCGTATCGTTTTTAGAAGTTATAAGTCCGCTTTGTTCTAACATTGCTTTGGCTTTGTTCATTTGATCAGCAGATTTTTCTAATCGGTTACTAAACTCAACAGAAGAACTTACTTTGTTTTGAAGCCACTCTGGAAGCATCTTAAAACGAAGGTCAAAGTCTTGACTGTCGTAGTCTAAAACAAAAGATGGATTAACTTGATCAGGACAAGTCATACCTTTAACAATTGGCGAAGCTCCTTTTAAATCAGAATAAGTCTTGCCATTGCTTGCTAAACGGTGCATTACCGTAATCATTCCTTCTTTAGATAGTAATGTACTAATATCAAATTTAGCTGCGTCAGAATCATTTAGTGCTTCACCTAACCAAGATTGAACGAAAGCGCGTAAGCCACTTTTTTCGTGCATTGACAAAGTAAAGTCACGAGCTATTGAAAATGGTTGTTCTCCTTTTCCAAAATCAGAAGTTTCTAAAGGCAATTCAAATACAAGTCTAACTTTGTTAACTAATCTTTCTTCTCCTTGATAAGTGTCAAGAATTGTTCCGATGTGAATAATTTGGTAGCAACGTGCTACATGTGTTCCTGCAGGGACTGTTTGACCCCCACTGTTGTTGTTGTTGTTTTGGGCGATAATGCTCATTGTGTTGTTGTTTATTTTGTTGTTATTAAATGAATTTAGATATTGTTCGAACTTAATAGCCAGTTCCGCGTCGCTTTGTATGTGTCGCGTTTGGCTTTCGTGCAAATCGGATTGTTCGTTGATCCGTTTGAAGTAACCCATTTATATTTTATCTTGAAAAATTCTGTAATCGAACTCGAAAGTGATTCCGTCTTTCTTTAATCTGATGTAATGAAGATCGTATTCGGGTTCATCACGTCGAAAGAAACGTCCAAGAACATCGAACTCAAATACATTTCCTTTTTCGTCTGTGAACTGCCGTCCTTCGTTTTCGGAAAACCATCCTGTTTCTTCTTCGTGAAAGTTTTCAGCGATGCCTTTGATTTCTTCATTCAGACGCTCGATGTCGTCCATTGAAAAGTGATAAGTGATTTTTGGATTGTACATTGATTTTGATTTTTTAGTGGTTACAAATGTATTCAATTAGTTGGTCGTTCCAACGCGCTTCTGAAAGTTTTTGACATTTCTCGATGTTCGCGCTAACCTCGTTGTGCGTTAGGTTGTAAGCGTTAGCTGAGGAATAAACGCAAACAAAGTTACTTTTCTTGTGGGGGTATTGGTAGTTCCTTCCAAGTCGCTGAATCAAGTTTGTTGAATATTCGTTCAAGTTGTTCAATTCGCGCTTGATAATAATCATTCCAATCCAATGTTCCAGTTCTCTTATCACCCCAATAATTTTGGGTTT